GATGTCTACGTCTACTGTGTCTCCGTCGACTACTTTGATGACAGTTACGTCATATTCATTCTGTTGCATGATTTGCCCTCTCTTAAAGTTATATGCCCATATTATTTAGCCATAAAAAAAGCAACCCAAAGGTTGCTTTTAGTTCGAACGGCGTAAAGCCTATCCCCGTGCCAGTGGCAAATATTAAAATGCAAAAGTTGCTGTTAGTGTAATCTCTGAACGTTCTTTTGCTTCTAGATCGTATGATGTGCCTAGTTCTAGTTCTAGAGCATCAGTTGCCATATAGCTTGCACCAAAGTCAATAGTTGGCATATGATTAAATTCATCATTTAATGTAAAACCGCCAGCATTGTCATATACATTTAATGTTGTTGCTGCTGTTAGATCAACGCCCATCAAAGCATAACCTAGTTCTGGTGTTAGTTTAATTGTTGTTGTTTCTGCATCTACTTTGTATTGTGCTTCTGCTTCTGTGTTTAGTGTTAGGCCTGTTGTGCCTAATGCTGTTTCTGCCATTGCAGGTGCTGTAGCCATTGCGGCTACCATTGCTAGTACGAATGTACGCATGTGTGTGTTTCCTTATTATTATTTTCTGTGAGCGGGGGTGGGATTTTGTTGCTCACTAAGTAATTATAGTAAACTACAGTAGATTTATGTAATATAGAGCGGATTTAGCTTGGTTTTGTATATTTAAAAAAAGAGTGTTACATTGCTGCAACACTCTTTCCTGCTATGTTTGTTAACAAGGTCTAACTACCCCGTAGCTGCCCTTAGGCTGCTAATGCTATATTTGCGTTTGCAATTATAAAGTGTGTTCGCGGTACGGCGCTTACATCCCGGTAACTCCACTTTCTCTCTTACGTGTATCGATACCTGCTTCACCCCCATCAACTATACACTCAGTAAATGTATACTTGGTGGAGGTGCCGGGTGCCGCCCCCGGGTCTACTCCGTCGTTGCTAAAGTTTCAACATTACAGTTATATTTATACACTAATATTAGGTGTTTGTCAAGAAGTTTTTTGCTTCTCTTTCTTTCCAAGCTGCTTCAAATCCTATAGCATGTATTTGCGCTTCGTGGTTGCCCCATAAGCGAGCAAAATAAGATTCATAAGTTTTCATAATATCTGTTTCGCTCCATGATTCGGGAATAAGCTGTCCTTTTACCATCCAGTAAAAACGATTAGCTTCTTTAAGTTGAAAGTATGTCATACTGTATTTACAGTATGCTTAGATTATAGCGTTAACATCCAGTTCTTTTTCTTCTTTTTTGCGAAGAATATCTTTTGGTGGTTCTATCTTACGTAGCCAGCTGTCTGCAATGTATGCCTTAGGTGATGGGCCTAATTGTATGTTTAGATCCTCTGCTTCGATCCACCAATAGTGATCATGCACAAGGCAAGTGCTGGTCATTCCGAACGCTTCGAACTGTTCGCCTTCTTTGAACTTGCCGATATATTCTGCTACATTAACAATTCTACCTACATTACTAGGATTAACACTAAAAACTATAACGGCTTTATCACCTTCATTTACGTTCATTTTTCTTCGCTTCGTATTTCATAACCATTGCACTAACATCTTCTACTTTGCACAGCCAGCCGCCTTCATTTACAATGAACACATCACCGGGCTTATACAAATGATGATCTTTGGGAGTGCCGTCTCTTTGTACCCCCATAACTTCACCTGGCCAATCGCCTTCGATTTTGAAGTTTCTGCCAGCTTGTGTTATATTATAGTCAACCCACATCATACTTGTTCTACCTTCTTTATGTTAGAATATTTAAGTGCAAACAATATTGCTTGTTTTGATTCTGGAACTTCTACATATATATCACAACGGCAGTAAATATCTCCTGGTACGGTTTGACTTTCGCTCCGCAACAATTTCCATTCCCACCCTTTGGATTCTACAGTTTTATAAAGTTCATCGCCAAGCTCTCGACGTATCCATATGTGTTCCATAGCAGTATGGGCGTGTGTCCACTTGTATTCGCATGAAGCCAAATAGTACCTCATAGTCCTATTAGTCCCCAACCGTGATTAGCAATTGCGTTTAGTATAATAGCAAGACAGGTAGCAATGTGTAATAGTATCCACACCGTGCGGATCATTGCTACTCGGTCTGCTTTGCGGTCATCGTTGTAGGCTTTGTATCCTATGGCTTTACACCACAATTCCCACATTAGAACATTCCGTCAAAATTTACACTAACACCACAGCCACATGCACTTTGTGCATTTGGATTGTTTACTTCAAACATCGAACCTATAATATCTTTTTTGTAGTTAATTTCTGTACCTATCAAAAACATTACACTGTGTGCTCCTACAATAAATGTAGAATGCTCAGTTGCGTAAATTAATTCGTCGTTATCAAGAAGTTCATCTGCTGTTGCATATGTTCCCCATTCGTATTCAAATCCAGCACATCCGCCGCCTTTGACATTTAATGTAACTGCATAACAACCATGCTCTTTACATAAGTTGTCAATTTGTAGTTTAGCTGCCGGTGTCAGTGTAATCATTTACATTTCGTTTTTCTTGTCTTGTATTTCCTTGCGGCGCTCTTTTGTAAGTTTGCCAAGGTCGCCAAGTGCTTTGCGAGCTCTTGCCGCCGCAGCCTTAACACCTTTTTCTTCAAATGTAGCATGTTCTGCTAGATAGTTTTGGTACGCTTGTACGATTTCGTCGTGATTTGTCATTTGCCTTTTCTCCTTTATGAATTTACTCTTGTATTGCTAGATGCTGTAATGATTGTTGCAACATAATGGCCTTCGCCTACTCGATCATTTAATCTAGCTGTTGGTCTTCCGTTCGTTTTATTTGTACCGGAACCTGTAATGATCTTACCTCTGTGTCCACAGTCAGTAAGAACAATATCGTTAAGTCTTGCAACACCTTTGTTGTTTGCTTTAGTGTCGCCTGACGCTGTAATTATTTTTCCGCCAATCCTAATTGGTACTAAATGACTCGGATGCGAGCAAGTACCATCAGTTCTGTCATCTAATCTTGCTACACCACGTGCCATTATGCTAATAATGCTCTAAGATCATCTAAGGCGCCAGTAGCTAGTGTCTCTAAGTCGCCTGCTACTGCACCCATTGCTCCAGAGGCTGCTTCAGCGGCAGCGCCTGCGGCGCCAGCGGCGGCGGCACCCAATTCTTCTAAACTGGGTGCAATGCCTTCTACTGCACCTTCGAGACCTGATGCTAAACTTGCAAGCGAACTACCTGGTGCAATAACGGCTGCTAGTGCTCCAGCGCCTGCTTCTGCTACATCGTTAATAGAATCAAGTGCGCCAACAACGCCACCGCCAACACCTGCAATAACATCAGTTATCGCACCACAAGATGCTGCACCGATTGCACTTACTGCCTGTCCTACTACGGCTGCTACGTCATCTAAGGCGCCGCTGATGGCTGCTGTTGCATCGTTAAGTGCTGTTTGTAAACCTGCTGTTGCATCGCTAATTGCTGAAGTTATAGAATCTAACGCACCTTCTACTGCACTTGTTAATGACAATATTGCATCAACTGCAAGACTCGCTAGCTTATCAACTGCTCCTGCAATAAGACTTGTTACTTCAGCAATAACTTTACCTACTACTGCACCTACGGCTGCAACTGCTCCTAGTGTTAGTGCTATTGCATTTTCAGCAAGTCGTGCTGCTTCTCCGACAATGTCGCCAGCAACTGCTCCTAGAGTTCCTAATAGATTACAAGCATCGCCGCCTTGTGCTGCTAGCTGTGCTGCTCCTGATTCAACAGCCGCTTGCAGAGGTCCGGCTGCTTGTTCTAATTGAGCCCCTAAACTTTCAAGTGGATTTGGAATAGCTGGTAATACCATTTAAAATCTCCTTTAGACCATTTGGATACCGCTAGTTTGCGACAAATACTGTTTTCCAATTTCTTCTTCAGTCTTTGCTATACAACTAACTGCATTAGCTTGTAGTACAAACTTGCCATCTGGATTTACGCTGAACATAAAAGGTGCTAAACCTAGACCTTGTTGTTGAGCAATAAGTACCATTGGCTTTTTTAGTGTGTACGATTTATCATCTTCTTTCTCTAAACGAGCAACAATTTCTTCGCCTGAGCTTAATTTAAAACTTACTGTGTCGCCTTCTTTATATGGTGTTTCGATTAACATTATAGTGTGAGTCCTGTTCCGTTATAGCCTGTTTCTTCTAAATAAGTACCTAGTTTGTCGTATCCGCCAATACTAGATCCCTGTACTTTAATCTGTGGGAAAGTACGTGCTCCAGGGAACATTTCTAGTACTTCCTCACGAGTAAAGTCTACATCAAGTTGATAATATTTGTATTCTAATTGACGCTGTTCGCATAATCTTTTTGCTGCATCACAATGCGGACATGCCGCTTTGCCGTATATTTCAATCATAAACTAAATCCTTTTAGACTGTCTTTATCAACATCTTGTTTAATGCCACCAATGATATAGCTTTCAACTTCTGTCTCTTGAGGAGCGACTTGCAAGCCTGAACTGTTAAGCCAATGTTGTGTCCATGGTAGAGGATTAGTGTTTACTGGTGCATCAAAGATAGTCTTTAAACCTAAGGCCTTTAGACGACGATTAGCAATATATTCTACGTACTGATTAAGTAATTGTGCATTAAGACCAATCATGCTGCCATCTTTGAACAAATACTCTGCCCAATCTTTTTCTTCTTCTACACACTCGCGCCATAGATCGTATACATCTTCTTCGCACTCTTTAGCAATCTTAGCCATGTCCGGGTCATCTTTGCCTTGTGCCCACAACTTTAATACGTGTGTGCTTAGTGCTAGATGCTGTGCTTCATCACGAGCGATAAGACTAATAATCTTAGCACTGCCTTCCATTAGTTTTAGTTCGCCGAAGCCGAATGTACATGCAAAACTTACATAGAAGCGTAGTCCTTCTAGAATGTTTACAGTCATCATTGCCATATAAAGTTTCTTCTTAACTTCATACTCGCTACCTTCACCTCTGTGATTAAATGCATCGGCGGCTTCAGTAAACTCGTCATAGTGTTTGGTAACACTTGTTGCACGAGCAATGATCTTTTCGTCATCTAGAATAGTGTCAAACACTTCTGCAGGGTCAGCATACACATTCTTCATAATATGCGTGTAGCTACGTGAGTGAATTGTTTCAAAGAAATCCCAAGTAACAATACAGCCCTCTAGTTCAGGAAGTGAAACATGCGGCAAAAATGCTAGGCATGGACCACGTCCTTGGACACTGTCAAGTAGTGTTTGGTATTTTAAATTTGCAGTAAAAATATGTTTCTGCTCGGGACGGAAGTTAGCAAAGTCAGCACGGTCCTTCTGCAGACTTACTTCTTCTGGACGCCAAAAGTATCCTAACATGGTCTGATTTAATTTATCGAACACAGGAAACTTAAACGTATCATAACGCTGTGTGTTCTGATCTGCTCCGAAAAACATGTTCTGTTTTGTGAAGTCTACTTTCTCTTTGTTGAATACTGTCTTTGACATTCTTTCTCTTCCTTAATACTTTCTTTATAATACTTTCAAACAATCATTGTGTCAACCACTAAATTGCGCAGGCCTCACATTCTTCACCGTCCTGAATATCTTCTATAGAAGGTGCTAGTTCTACTTGTGGCTTTTCGTCTAAGTCAACTTCGTCTGTTTTGAAATCGTAAGTGTTTTGATAATACGAAGTTTTCCACCCGTATTTATACGTATTCAACATGTCCTGTATCATTACACTCATTGGTACTTCGTTGTCTGGATAATGTGTTGGATTGTACGACCAATTGCCGCTAATAGCCTGATCAAAGAACTTTTGCATTACTGCGACAACTTTGATATAACCTTCGTTGCTAGGCATGTCCCACAACAAGGTGTAGTGTTGCTTAAGGCTTTGATATTGTGGGACAATCTGTTTAAGGGGTCCTTTTTTGCTTTTCTTAACGGACAAGAATCCTCTAGGTGGTTCGATCCCGTTTGTTGCGTTCGACACAACGGAACTGCTCTCCGATGGCATTTGTGCGGACAGTGTTGAGTGCCGTAGTCCGTGTTGTTTAATATCGTGTCGTAAAGATTCCCAATCATAGTTTAACTTGTTCTCCACAATAGTATCTACATCCTTTTTGTATGTGTCAATAGGAAGGATGCCGTCTGCGTATTTAGTACGATCAAAGTACTCACAGGCGCCGCGTTCTTGTGCAAGTTTGTTTGATGCTTTGAGCAAGTAATATTGAAACGCTTCTGTTAAGTCATGTATAATCTTCCAGGCTTTTGGATCTGAGTATTGTACTCTTTGTTTTGCTAAGAAGTGTGCTAGACCAATGTATCCTACGCCTAGCGAACGACGAGCTTTTGTTGATTTTTCAGCGGCTACAATAGGGTAGTTTTGATAATCAATAATTTCTTCTAACGCTCTTACTGCCAGTTCACACAAATCTTCTAAGTCATCTAGTTCCTTAATAATGCCTACGTTAATTGCTGAAAGAATACACAATGCAATTTCACCTTCTGGGTCATCAATATGTTCTAGTGGCTTAGTCGGTAATGTAATTTCTTGACACAAATTACTCATGTATACAGTGTCTTTAAACGAACTGTGTGTATTAGCATGATCTACATTCATAATATAAATGCGTCCTGTCTCTGCTCTCTCTTTAATTAGTGCAGAGAACAATTCCATTGCTGGTACAGTCTTTTTCTTGATGCTTGTTGCACGTTCGTATTTTTCATATAGTTCTTTAAACTCGTTTGCATCGCCAAAGTATGCTTCGTACAGTCCAGGTACATCATGTGGCGAGAAAAGAGTAATATCGCCGCCGGATAACAATCTTTCATACATAGTTAGGTTAAGCTGAATGCTGTAGTCTAGCTTGCGCACACGATTGTCTTCGGTGCCCTTGTTGTTCTTTAGCACAAGGATGTCTTCAATCTCTTGATGCCAGAACGGGAAGTGTGTAGTAGCTGAACCGCCACGAACCCCATTTTGTGTACAGCAACGCACTGTGCTTTCAAACTTCTTTAGAAACGGGACAATACCTGTGTGTGCTACTTCTCCGCCTCTGATTTTTGCGTTGACTCCTCTGATGCGTCCCGCATTGATGCCGATACCCGCTCGCTGTGCAGTGTATCTACCAATCGACATATCACTAGCGAAGATACTATCAAGGGTGTCGTTGCTATCAACAAGGACGCAACTAGCAAACTGTCGCACAGGCGTTCTGACTCCTGCCATGACCGGCGTTGGGATATTGATTTTAAAAAGTGAGGTCGCATCATAGTATCTCCTTACATAATGCATACGTTCTTCTTTAGGATAGTTAGCAAAAAGTGTGGCTGCGATCATCATATACATATATTGTGGAGTTTCAAACAATTCTCCTGAGCTTCTATCCTGTACAAGATACTTGTCAACTACTTGGCGCAGTCCGGCATAGGTAAAGTTTTCATCACGTTTGTGATGAATGTAGCTATCTAACTTTTCGATTTCCTCGTCGTCGTAGCTTTCTAAAATTGCAGGATCATATAACCCACGCTCAATGTTTAATTTAATAATATCTTTAAATGGAATTGCTAAAAACTCTCCAAACACTTGTTTGTATAATCCGTAGCTAAGAAGTCTAGCAGCCGCATATTGATAATTTGGTGCTTCTAGTGAAATAAGATCGTTTGCTGAACGAATTAAAATTTCTTGAATTTCCGATGTGCTCATACCATCATAAAATTGTAAGTTCGCGTTCATTTCTATTTGGCTAGAACTAACACCAGCTAAACCTTCACAAGCATGTTGTACCACTTTGTGAATTTTATCAATGTTGAGGTGTTCTTTCTGACCATTTCGCTTAACGATCATGGTTCCGTTTGACATTCTTTTTTGCTCCTATTTGCTTTAATTTATAAAATATTTAGTGTAAGTTAGGCATCTGATAGATCTCTTGTGGCGAATATGTTGTAGGCAATTTTGACTTATCCACATAGGAATCTTCCAATCCAAATACTGTATCATCGACAAATAACAAGAAATGCGTTGACGATGTTTCATTGTCTATACCAATATGTATCTCAAATTTAGACCCCTTAAAGCGATCTGTTAACTGTAAAGAATAACACATTCCTAGCACACAACAGAAGTCATCATACTGATTCTCATTTATAAGCTCCCAAGGATTTGGCCACATTTCTCGAGTCCAAGGATCTGTATGTATGCTTACATACGGTGCCTTTTTATAGTTATTGATAACTTCTTGAAATGGGTTATCTACAGTCTCTAGAGATTCTCTAAAGTCTCGCCAGGAGGCTAATCTGTTTTCATAAGTATTATCAAACATTAATTAATATCAGTTTTTTTTGCTTCGATTGTAAATTTAAACTGTGTCTGGTCATCTACAGGCATAGTTGATGTAATATTAACATCAATTGTATCCTTTGTCAAGTCTCCATCTACATCCCTTAGTACAGTAGAAAACTCAATACTATCAATATATGCATCGTCGCCTACGTATTGAAACTCATCTGATATTTCAGCAGTATTGTTATAGCTGTTTACAACAATATGCAATGTTCCCGATCTTGAAGAAATATAGTTATTGCTAACCATGGTATAGTGTATTTTATAGCCTTGATTAATTACTCCGGGTAATCTAAACAATCGAACGTTTGAGATTTGACCAAAGGTTATTGCCTTTTCGTATTCTAAATTGTAAAATACAGTGCCTTCTATTTCAGGGACATAAGGTATTGACCCAAGCCCTGATCCTGAAATAAGTGCCGATGTTCTTGTAAAAGAATCTTCAAAACTTTTGTTAGTATTTTTTTCGTATTTTAAAATAGAATATGCAGGAGAAGTTTCTAGTCCTCCGTTGTTGCCTACTAATTTATAATAACATCCTCTACTAGAGTTAAATGTTCCGTTAACTATCCATATTGCATGTCTGTTAATGTTTTCAAAATTACAAGTTTCAAAGTTGTTATATGTCGGACCTGTGCTTTGTCCTGATGCAGCCGATCCGAGTATCATGTCTTCGCCAAAAACTACACCATAACCTAATGTATCAAAATTACAATCATTAAAAGAATTGTGATCGACATCCCAATTTGATATAATTGCATATGAATAATTTTCAACAGTACAATTATCAAACTGATTGTATGCTGTTTCAACTGAGCCGCTCAAACTGCTTAATTCAATCGCGGCACTTGTTTTTGCAATAGGACTACCCGGTGTCCAAGAACCGACAAATTTGATATCTTTAAAATAACTATCTTTACAACTTTGTAAAACTAATGCTTTGCCGTCAGTTGTATTTTTCAATGTCATGCCTTGTATTCTAATATTCTTAGCTTGGTTTAATGACGTTGATGATGAATCGTCTGCAGGTGATCCTGGAGTGCTGCTAGAATTAACTGTACGAAAAATTGCTGTAGCAGCCGAAGTTTCAATAATTGTTTGATCTGATCCTGCGCCTACTATAGTAGTATATGGCGGTAGGTATATTGTTCCATCGATCTTGTAAGTACCTGATTCAAAATGTAGTATTACTCTACTCTGTGGATTTGTTTTATTAGCAGAATTAATATATAATTGATCTATTGCTCTTTGTAATTCATTTGTACATATCTGTACATTATCGCCTAGTACTCCAAAAGAACGAACACTAATTCTGTCATCTAAACGATCCTGTAAAGTTCTTTTAATAGGGTTTGAACTGTTAGGTCCTGTTACAACAAAAGAATCGTCTGCTCTATATGTATAGGTATCGGCTAATGCAAACAAGTCGTCGTATTCAGTAAGAACTTTAGTATTACCGACAGCTGGTGCGCCTTCGCTTACTGCACCATTACCAATAAACAACTCTCGTGTATCAATTGCCCACCCAATTTCGCCACTTGCTAACTGTGGTAAGCCTGACCCTTGATTTTTTTGTCCCCTACGAACTTGTATCTTACTAATTTGTACAACAGCCACGTGTTTCTCCTACGCATTTATTATATGTATTTATACGAAAGAAGGGGACCTAAGTCCCCTATCAATTTAACAACTGCCGCCGAAACTAAGTCCGTCTGGATCACAAGGTGCCTGAGGTTCCTGAGGGCGCACATAACATGCTTCTATGCTGTATCCTGGAGGAGGTGCTATACCGCCCCATTCCCAGCATATCTCATCGCCAGTTATTGGCTCAGGCTCGTAATCACGTTTGCTCCAAGGCTTTTCCTTGAAGAAACGCATAGTTGTACCTACAGTACCAGTCAATGAATAGATATTGTCTTTCTTAGAAATGTATACCTGTTCACGTCCCTGTAGGGTATAGGTTGATCCATCTTCATAATTTATTACTGTTTGAGCAGATACCGAAGATGTAATTAGTATCATACCCAACATTGTTGATAGTTTCATAACTACCTCCTTTGTTGAGCCAGTGCATGATACCACCGTGAATCCACTGGCTTCTTTAGTTATTGTGCCACCCGGCACAATAAAATCCTTTTATTTTAATTGTTCATAATATTTGTATACTCGCTCGTACCATTCGTTGCGCCATTCGTCGTACTCATGTGGCCACACATCAAACTGTTGATATTCTCCTGCACGACTGCACATAAACACATGTCCCTCTCGGATTTCTGTGCCGTAGATTTCATTGTGTGCTTCTGCGTATGCTACAAGTTGTAAGAAGTAGTCTACTACCCATTCAACTTTCTTGGGCTTATTTGTCTGCTTAAAATCCATAATTGCAGGCTGTCCTTTGTAAGTTCCTACAAGGTCTGTAGTACCTGCATATAGTTGTGGCATATACAATGCTACTTCGCTGCCCCAAACTTCAACATCGTCCATGACATTATCTTTAATAACTTGTGCCATACCGTGTGCTTGCTGTGCAAATGGATTACTACCCGGAGTAGGCCATTCGCCCGTTTCAATATACTTTTCAAGATAAGTATGCATCCGTGTACCTACACCGGCTGCTTCGGTTGTAATTTCTTGTGCTTTAGCATGTCCTACACGTTTTCGCCAGTTTGCTAGAGCTTGTTTGCTCTCTTCTGGTTTTGTACGATCAAGTATAGTTGTTACACTTGCAACAGCATTTCCGTCAGGTGTTTCATATAAACGTTTACCGTCTAGTTGTTTTCGTGAAATTGGTTTATAATCGAACTTGTTTATTATTAAAGTCATTAAGATTCCTATACTATTTTATTATAGTATACAGTCTAATTATTTAATTGTCAAGTAATTTATTATAAATCTGCACCAACATCAGTGGCACGTTTAGCCATTTGTGATACAGTATTGTCGCCAGCAGCACTTGAAGTGGCACCTTGTTGTGCATCTTCTTTAGTCTTTAACGTAATACCATCTTCTGAAAAGTCTTTGATCATTTCCTTTACACGAGGATCTGTATCATATGCGTTCTTAAATGTGCCATAAACAAATGACTCGCCGCCCATGTTCTGCATAACTTTGTTCAGATCAACGTTAATTGATCCTTCTTTAATTTTATCTTGTGATGGGGATTCAAAATGTAAAAAAACTGGCTTGCCTTTTTGATCTGCTGCTTGTTGAACAGTTCTTAAAGCCATAACCAGCTTTTCGTTAGCCATATTACCGGCTTCACTTATTTTTTTTTTGAAAGAATAGTACCTAATTTTCTGCTCGTTTCAATCATCTTGCGCTTGTGTTGTACGCTTTCACGTTTTGCACGACCAGCTTCTTCTTCGCCGCCTGCTGCTGCGTCTGCTGCGCCAAATGGTTCTTCTGCTGCACCTGCATCTGCATCAACAGTTGGTTCCATTTCTGCATCAAGATCTGTGCCGCCTGCTTCTGGCTCTGCACCCATCATATCATCCATTGGTTCGGCTTCGCCTGTTAGCATACCAACACCTTGTGTTAGTGATTGACGTGTAGTTTCCATTGCTGCATATAATGATTCTAAACCTGGCTTAACTGTATTCACAAATGCATCTGACTGTTCTTGACCTTTTTCATCACGAATGGCATCTGCCAGTTCTAGCATCGACTCTGTTTGCATTTCTGCTGTGTCTTCCATCCAACCAGTAAGACGGTCAACCATATCTTTTGCTGCCATTACAAGCTCAGCTTGGTCTTCGGCGCCTTCTTTAACAATGCTTTCGTTTTTCTTTTTCTTCTTTAAATCGTTTGGACCTTTGCCATCTTCTGCATAATCCGGAATGCCGTTATTATTTTTGTCTGGCTTTGCTGCTTCATTGGCTTTAGATGCCTTAAACTTAGCTGGGTTTCCGGTGCCGCCACAATCTGGGCAGCTCTTAGGACAGGTCTTATCGCAATCATTTGATGCTTCCGAAATAGCCTCACGCTCTGTAATCTCTGCATTTAACACATCAAGGAAGAGTTTATTTTTTTGATATGATTCGCTTTGTACAGTATTGAAACTTTCGTTAGTTTCAACTTGGCTCAGTGTTGTTCTAACTTTATTACGGACGTCTTGCAACTGCTCTAGTGTAAATTTTTCTAGTGCAATTTTTTGTCCAAACTTTTTAGCAAGGCTTTCGTTTAAACTCTTTGCTGTTATAGGTTTTGAAATCTCTCTAATGTTCATTGTTTAACTCTTCCTATTATGGATTATATCTATTATATGTATTATTTAGTCTTTTTACCAAATAAATTGTTTAATTTTATTTATGGCATTTTGCTCAGCTGTTTTTGAGATATCGTATCTAACCCAAGTTGCTTCCCATTTTAAATTATTTGTAGTCTTTTTTAAAGTATGTTTATAAAACAAGCAATCTGTTCTATGTTTTGCAGCAATATCATCTAATTTTAATATAGTAGAAATATCTTTATTTTTATTTAAACATTTAGCTGCGGCTACGGCAGCAGTTTTAGTAAAGGTTTCTGCGATAATTTTATTAGATTTATAACTTTTTATAGAATACATTCCATCTTGACATCTTATTGAGTACGAACCTATATTGATCCTATCCCCTGTTTTAACTGGGAAAAGAGTGGGATCTAACGGCTTTTGGAGTAGTTCTTTAAACTCACTACTAAACTTCTCATTAATCATTTCTCTGCACCATAAAAGTATTGTTGTATCTTACTTTACTTATTAGGCTTTTCCTGATTAGGTTTTCAATTACGAATTGTTCTCTTTCAGTATATGCTTCCATTGGTCGTAGGCCTTCGACCTTATGAAGAATTTCTTTTTCTTCATTGGTCATATAAACCTGAAAGTCGTTTAACAATTCGTTAATCTTCATTACATTGATGCCAATTGTGTTTGCAATCCCTTTAACTGGTCTTGTTGCATTTTAATTTGATCTTGTGCTTGTTTAATTTGAGTTTGTAATTGCTTCTTGCGTTCTTGAGCTGCCTTTTGCTGTGCTGCTGCCGCTTTTGCAGGATCGCCGCCGGCAACTCCTCCGGGTTGACTAGTTCCTTGACCTGTTTGTTGTTGAGAACTAGGCATATTAGGGCTAGGCATTGGATTTGTATCTATTTCGTTTATTTTCATCTCATTTTCCTTTTACGAGGATTTAATCTATTTAATCTTCTTGAAGCAACATTATACTTTCTTGTTCTTTTAGACATTACCTTTCGATGGCTGCCTAACTTTGCTTTAGTCTTTTTAAGCTGTATCGCTTTTTTAAATTTGTACGGTGCATTACATGATGCAGGACTAGCTCGCATTTGGCCTTTGCGTGGCCCTGACGTACAACGATAACGTCTTACGTTTTTATTTCCCTGACGTTTCCATGCAACTTTTGCACCTGCTTCTTGTACAATCTCACTAACTTGCATTATCTTCTTCTATTCATTGCTTGCACTCTACGGCTTGCAGGATTAATGCGTTTAGTTTTACGTGCCTTACGAGCCATTCTAGAACCTAATCTTGCTTTTGTGCGTTTTAATCTTAAGCTGGCTTTTACGTCCTTTGCTGCAAAACATTGTCCTGGTTTAGAAACAACTCTGCCTTTTCGATTACCAGAAGTACAGCGATACTTTCGCACCACTTTCTTACCCGAACGTGCCCATACTTGCTTCTCGTCAAGAGGCTCTAAAAACATTTCTCTCAATAACATAAATGTATTTAGTTTTTTTGGTGGGTGTTTATTGCGGGAAAGATAATAGCAATACAACTATCGTTGATAATAGTCCTGCTACAATGGTGCCGGCTGCACCAATTAAGACTTTGGTCATTGATTTCTGACCTTCGGTAATGTCTTTATGAATATCGTCTACTTTAGTTTCGAGATTAGTTAAGCGATCGTCTAGTTGCTGATAGCGAAGAGCGCACAGATCAACGTGTGCTTCTAAACTTTGTTTTTCTAAACTGGTTGTTGGCAAATCGCCCATATTAAATCTCCGTAAAGTAAACTCGTGGTTGGCCTTTGTTCTGTTTTTAATATGCCTTAATAGTATTGCCCTGTGCTATTATTTATCAACTTTAATAAAAATAATGTTTTTAAATTTACTATTTTTTGTTTGGAATGCACTAGGATCTATTTTTGCTGTTTCTGTTAAATCTAAAACTACAGGCACTAAGTCAAAATCTTCTGTTAAACTTTCAACACTAGTAGAACCGTATTCTAATTCGAATACAAATTCCCAATATGCTTGTTTTCCTTTATATTGACTTCCAAAGCCTATACCAGAAATTAATTCTTCTTTTTTGATTACGCTCTTAGGTGTTGGGTTAACTCTTAATCCAACAACTTGAATTAATGTATCCCAATTTGATTGTTGACCTACAGCAACTCGATCTGGGCCGCGGCGTTCTCCGCTTTCAGTAATATCAACAAGTGTTATAATTTTAAATTCCATCTAACTATTTACAATCATAAAAAAAGGGTCCAGTAAAAACTGAACCCTTTTAGTGTGACGCCTGTGTAAGCAATCACGGTTCCTAAGGTAGTAAGGAATTCTTATGCTACAGTGAAGCTTGAAGCTGCTGCAACAGTTGTGTCTGTTCCAACACCGTCTAGAGCAACTAGTCGTGCTTTAACGCTTGCTGCTGTGTTGTGATGTCCGTCCATCACAATATGCATTACACCTGTACTGCCGTTTGGTGCAAATGCCAACATTGGGCTTAGTTCACGTAGGATTAGGTCATATAGTGAACCTGATGCTCCGTCGTTTGCTGCTAGATCAATTGGTGCATCATCTGTACCGTCTGAATCACTATCTAGTGAGATGATGTATGCTTGTATTTGTGCTGTAGTTTCTAGTGTTCCTACTGCGTTTGCTCCACCGTTCGCTGGTGTTACGTCATATGTTACTGCCATGATATTTCTCCTATTTTCTCTATATCATATAACCTGCTACTCTGCAGGACCAACTATATTGTTGGCTGTTTTACACATGTATTTAGTCTTTTTACACAAAAATAGGAGTTATTGGCGTTTTTTGATCGATTTGTGAACTGACTTCAGTCTTTGTATTGCACCAGGGCCTGCTTCAACAAAATCATCTATCATATCGAAGATAGGAGAATATGCCTTTACAAACTGTGGTGGAATTCCCTTACCCTGCTCTGCAAGTTCTGCTGCCCTGATGGCTTTCATTGCATTATCTAAACCTACAAGATAACCATATAAAGCAACGTGTCTTTTTTGTTCCGAACGTTCTAGTCTTCTAGCTCTAATGTCCGCCCAAGCATCTTCGTCTAGTTTCTTTTCAACTAGTCCTTCTTCGTACATGTTTTTAATAAATTCCATGCTGTTTTTCATTAACCTAGGTATCTCTTAACAAACAACGAAGGCATTTCGTGATAATCCATGTCTAAGAAATCCTGCAATCCGTGTGAATGTTGAATATCTTTCTGAAATTGTGCTCTTACATTAGGCTTAATTTTATCTGTAGTCATCAACATACGAAGCACCCGTGCTTGATCTTGTGTAATTTTAATTGTTTTGCCGTCGTCTGTAATAACAGTACGTTGAGGATTTTTTATGTCATCGCCTTTACTCTGTACTACCTTTTCAAGTTGATCTGCCATTGGGTCTTTGTTATAGCCTTTACCTAATTTGCTATCGTCATCTTGATCAAGCTCACGGCCTACATCATCTAAATCTAAATCTTTATAATCATCGTCATCTTTAAGAACAGGTCTTACAATATTATTAAGGGTGTCCTCAAATTCTTTTAAATAGTCTTTCATTTATCTCTCCACAGCTCTATTAGCTTTTGTAAAATATTCTCTCGGTACTAGTTTGATATCGCCTTCTGGGTGCGCTAGTACGTATCCTTCGCCGCCTTCTCCGTGCCCTGGAATAGACTGCTTAACAGTTTGATCATGATTGTCAAACTGTGCAATGATATCGTCTTTAACTTTAATGATAGCATTAACTGTTTGCCACATGATTCCAAATGCTTGACCGTGCATCTTTACATACTCGAGTATCTTTACTTTCTTACGATCGCTAACTTGTTTGCGTTGTTCTAACCACTGTGCAAAGTCTGCACCTAGATTCTCTAAACTTGAATCTACTTTGGAATTAGTATATGCATATAAGATCTTAGGAAAGTCTTTCATTTGCATTCTAGTAAGCTCTTGTTGGTTGAGCAGTTCATCAAGTCCTGCTGAATTCTTTTTGATCATTGCTTCTAGTTGTGCAATTTCTTCGTTCGGTGCATCCGCAGGACGCTCTACACTAACAGGAGGTACTACCAATACGTCAGTGCCTTTAAACATATCTGTATTTTGTAGCGGCCCTTCATTGCCTTGCGCATCAACTTCTCTATGTATAACTACACCTGTTGTGCTTCGTGCAATCTTTTTGCCTAGTTCGGAATCAGAATCAACTGCATACTCTACAATGTTTGGTTTAAACACAAAATTACCATTGCGCTTTTCAGGTGTTGTAAAGTATAGTAAGTCTCCTTTAAAGAATCCTCTGTAGTCTTGCGGTACTGCTTTTTCAAACATATCAAAGATACTGGCCATTCTGCCTGCAAATGCTTTATAGTCTGCGGCTTTGCCAGGATCAGGATTGCTTGCACCCTTGCGATTCATTAGCATTTGTTGGAGGGCTTCTGCGGAGGTTGATTTTCCGTCATATCCTGTAGCAGTGAATCCAGATTTATCTGTAAGTATAAAATTGCCGTCGCTATCACGGCCGAAAATAATAGCAGGAGATCCATCCCATTTAATTGTAACATCTTTATGTCCCTCACCTTCTAAACTTTTAATAGCTTCTAACGCTCGCATAGCACCAGCACTGCCTTCAAAGTATACTAAGTCTTCTGCGTGATCAATACGAGCACCTTCATTAAGTTGAATACTCTCGTTTGCTTGAGTTTTGTTTTTACGCATTGCAATACCTGGAACAGGATCTACTTCTATCCTTTTCATAGGTTTACTCGTATCATCAATAAAACTATCAACTTGATCTTGTAATCCGTTTTGTCTAAGAAACTCTGCTTCTTTATCTAGTCGAGTTTTTTCATCTTCCATACTTTTTTCAAATGACGCCGATGTAACATTAATATCGCCTACCATTGAACTAGTTGTTGATTGATTCTTAAGTTGTTGCCACGATATGTATTTGGTCTTCCAGTCATTCAATCTTTTTTGAAGGCGAACATTACCTTCTACTATTTTAAAATCGCTAAATCTCATAGCAATAATTCCTTAATTCTACGAAGATGTTTATCTGCTAAACTTTCTTGCACTCTATCTTTTAGATCGTCCGGCACTCCGATATCTTTAACTTGGTTGTTTTTAACAAAGCCGTCTAATATATTGTTTACCATATCATCTGGATAGTTCTGTTCAATTGCGTCCTTTAGACTTTCATATGAATTTAAGTCTTTAGGACCATTTAGTTTTAATGCTTTAGCAATGCCTGCTGCATCTTTAATAGGTTCGCCGATGATTTCGTTTTTATTCTTTTTAGTAAAGCCAGTACCTGCTTTGTTAGGCACAGGTGTGCGCTTAATTCGAACAAGACCATCGGCCGGACTCCACATCCAACGCTCACTCTCTACTGAGCGGCCATCATCAATCTTTTCTTCTGAATCTTTTCGGTCAAGCACGGCAGCAATAGTTGCAATCATAATATTACGAAAGACACCTTTGTACTTGCTTTCTGTTTCACTTGGTGAATGATAATATGTTTTCATCCAACCCGGATCGCCTGGCATAAAATCTACTTGTACAAATCCGGTACGAGGTTTAGTTGCTTGTTTTGTTTGGTCGAAATCTATAATTTTAACCTTTGTCATAATTACAGAGCTTTTTGCAAGATCCATAATCTCAGGAATTTTTTTTAGTTTTTCTACAAAACCTTCTATTTCTTCTGGAGTAAGTTGTATAGCAACATCGATATCGCCACTAAATTCTTTTTTACCAACAGAACCTAAGACGTTGTTTTTCAGATCGATTCCTAATTTCTTTTCTAATGCATCAAGTGTAGGTTCAATTTCATCAATATGAATAGGACCAACACCCGGCATTGAGCCGCCTTCAAATAATATCATTCTTTTTACTCTCTATGACTTTACTCATTCCTCTTTTAAATTTTCGAGGATCACCACTTTTAATAGAATTAAGGAAACGTCTTTCTAATTCACCAGCCGTATCTGCGTCATATGTTCTGCCTATTCGATCTAGTATGTTTATTGCACTTTCAATAATATTACTAGCTTTTGATTCGATTAGATGATCGGCATCAGAACTACGGCTTAGATGATTAAGTTCTTCTAAAATACTTCTAGTACGTTTCTTCATGCTACTATTACTCCGTTAATGTATTTAGTATATACAACTTATAAATACATGTGCAATTGGGGCAACACTTTGGAGGGTTAAATGATATCACAAATGTCTTTTCCTGATCGTTCATTATTATTTGCAAAACTTAGTAGTATTGCGTATAATGATAACATCACGGAAGTAAAAAAGCAAGTAAAAAAATTAGGATTTACAACTGTTGAGTTTTACAACAGAGAAGGCGCACAAGCATATCGCTTCATGAACAAAGACGATTTAGTTATTGCATGTCGTGGAACACAACCAAGCGAGTTTAATGATATTGCGGCTGACCTAAAGGCAGCACCTGTGGTATCAGAAACTGTATCAAGAGTACACAGGGGTTTCAAAGCAGAAGTAGACGAGCTTTGGCCAATGGTATTAGAAGACATCACTCGTACACAAAACAAAGATAAAACATTATGGTTTTGCGGACATAGTCTAGGAGCAGCAATGGCAACTATTATGACAGCCCGTTGTTTCTACGAAGACGGCGTTCGTGATGCAGAAGAACTTTATACATATGGTTCACCTAGAGCAGGTTGGGCCGGATATGTGAACACCATGCAAACTAAGCATCATCGCTGGGTGAACAACAATGACATAGTTACTACAGTTC